TATTATTTTTAATTCCAAACATTTTATGAAATTTTTTATGACATTTTTTACATAATGTAATTCCATTAAATACTTTGAATCTTACTTTTTTATTTGTTGCAAAACTTTCTATATGATGAGCATGTAAATCATCACCGCGTTTTAAACATTTTTGACAAGTATAATTATCTTTTGCAAATACTTGTAATCTCCAAGTATTATATTTTCCACTATTTCTAATTTTTTCATTCTTTGAACTTATACCACCTTTCCAATTTGGATGATTTTTACCTTTTAGTTTTAAACTAATCTTTTGTTTGGTTTGTTCAGAACAGGGTATATTTCTATTCCAAGCAGGTTTACCAAACATTCTATTTGATTTTATACGACCATCTGTTTCTTTTGTTAATCCTTTGTTCCAAGGAATCTGTCCTTTTTTAATTTTACTTATTTTAATTTTATATTCTTTAGCTTTAATTGGATCTTTTGGTAATGACATATAATTAGTTATATTAATTATTAAATTGGCTAGGGAATAGATATAACCTATCCCCTACTTTCGTCCGTCGAACCAATATTTTTAAATTCCTTTACTTAATTACATCTCTTAAAACTGCAGATTTATTACAAGCTTTATTAGCGATATTAGCGTAATATCTTAATGTTGCTTGCCATACAGGTGAAGTAGAACTTCTGTCCAATTTTGAACCATCCTCATCTAAGAATGAAATTGGAGATAAATCTTCAACTGATAAAGTTGAAGGATCAATGAAGTACATTTCATCGTAAGGGCAGTCATAATCAGCGATTACAGGAATTTCATTAAATGATAAACCTGTGAAACCACCTTTTAATGTCATCTTGTCTGTATATCTTCTATCTGGAGATAGTAATTGACCATATGCACTAAGTAAATCCCAGTGAGTAAGGATATATTTTGGATCACCTTTTTCTTTAGCATTTAAGAAAGATGTGTGCATCAATTCTTCTGTTAAAGAACGTTGTGTTGCAGAATCATCTACTGAAGAATTCCACCATGAATAACTTGAACGAGCTTGACCTTCGAATGTATCAACATTTGATGCATCGTCAATTAGGCCTTGGAGACCCATAACTTCAGCATTAATGTTAGAAACTGTAGGTGTAGTTGTTCCATCACCATGAGCTAAGTAAATATAATCATTATCAGCAAATCCTGCTTCTGAAGTAACTGTCATTATATAAGGAGTAGAAATAGCTGTAACTGTTGTATAAGCAGCACTTGTTGCACTACCATTTGTAGAATCTGCCATGATAGCATCACCAACAGAAAAATAGTTTGTTGGATATTTACCAGCATAAGGAGAGTCAAAAGTAATAGTTGAATCACCTAAACCGTCATTAATACGACAGATTACACCAGTACCCATTCCGTAACCTTGTCTTGATAATTGGCGTTGCATGTCATTTTTAGCACCAGTATATTCTGATTCTAAAGCATTAACTAAAAATTCTGGTGAACCTTTAGATGCTTGAATCGCAACATCTGTAACTTGAATGGTATGAAAATTATATTTCATAGCAACATTCATTTGTAGATATTGTTGATTACCAGCAGTTGGTAATGTAAATGTTTCACTTCCAGCAGCAGAACCGATATTCGTTAACCTTAACTTTATATTTCTATAAAGACGAGACTATATCTTCATCCAAGAACTTTTTTAATCCTTTCGGGTTTATTCTTGGAGACCAACATGTAGTCGTTGAGGATTTTTCTTATAAACTTTAATTTTTCGTCTTTTCTTTTTATTCTTAATTTTATTTTAAACTTTATAAATTCAAGTGTATCAAAGAAAAGTCGATATGTATTTTTACTAGCTTTAATTTTAGTTGGACCCCATGATTTAAGTTGCATTTTATTGCACATTCGTGAAATATTATTCATCATTATTTCAGAACCACTTAAACCAATTTGCCAATTTAAACCTCTACCAGTACCAGATACATTGAAAACAACCCAACCATCACCATCTACCATTCCTGCGATAAATTCTTTTTTAATACTTTCTTTTTCTTCTAAAATCCAAGTAGGTATTTTTGTTTTCTTTTCTGTTTGTATTGTTAAATATTCAAACAATTCTTTTTCATAAATTCGAATTGTAAAAACATTTTTCTTGCCATATCCTCTTGGTTTACTTTCGTAAACACTACCAATTTTTTTAATTATATTATTTAAACATTCGTTTGTATAATTAATATAATCCATATCAATAGAAGATAATTGGAATACATATCCTCTATTTTGTTTAAAACAACTTCCGTCGGATAAATAAACACCAGTTAAATATGCAAGATATTTATTTTTTTTCATAAGAAATCTTTCCTGCTGATTGTCCAATCCTTTAAATTTTTACACTTTGGTATTAAAGGCTCTAAGGATGTTCCAGCATATAGTTGATTTTTAATAAGCTAGTTGCCTAGCAAATGCCGCAATAAATTCACGGCCATAATGCGTACTGAAGTATTTTGTTGTTGAACCGTTTGCAGATTTCCACGTGTTTCTTAAAATATTGTTGTATAATACATTTTTTGTAAATACTTGTTCGTGTACAACTTTATCATCATTTTGTTACCGTAGACTTTTACTGCCTACTTCTATATGTTTCCATATAGTTCGGACTATGTCATCATCCTGTCACCAGGAGCCTCGTGTATAGTCTCTACACATTTATTAAAAAATCTATAACACATTTTCCTTTTGTTTCATTAATTAAATGTTCCCAAAATCTTAACACTTTATATCCATTTTCTTTCAATTGCCTGGTTATTCTTTTATCTCTTTCAATATAATTTGGTAAGTTATGCCAGTAATCACCGTCACAATATAAAACTATATTATAATCAGGAAGATAAAAGTCAGCCTTTGTAATATTTAACAATCTCTTTTATACAACATATTTAATATTATTATCTATTAATTGTTGTTCTACTATTTTTTCAATATTACTAATTTTATTTTTCTTTCTTAATTTTTCTAAAGTATTAAGTGCGTTTATTCTACATTTTTGTTTTGTTTTTTCAGAAGCTTTTATTCCTAATCTTGATTTTCTTAAATTGTTTTTTCCTTTATCTGTTAATTTCCATTTATCAGATTTTAACAATCCTTCTGAAATTTTTTTATTAACACTTTTTCTATTTTTAATTCTATGAACAGGATTATTTTTACCAAGCCTGCTTTTATCAAAACATTTTCTTGAACAATATTTACTTTCATTTTTTCTAGATTGATAATGATAATATTGTTTTCTACATTGATGACAAATTAAATATACACCTTTTAATTTTTTCATAGATTTTTTAAATTTAGCTCGGCGTTGTCTTCAACATTACTTGCTAAGAGTTTCGCCGAATTAGCGAAGTTTTTCCTAAGACCATTACTGGTCTTTCGTGTACAGGATAATTTATACACGCATCGCAGCACCCGCTAGGTTCGAAATTGATTGTCCCATATTTGTTGTTTTTTTAAATATCTTTACTCAAATTAGCAATTTCTTCTTCAACTGCTTTTCTAACTTCTTCATCTGTTTTGGGAATCTTTTCTTCTGTTTGATGAATAGATTCACCGCCACCAGGTTTTTCAACCTCTTGTACATCTTTTTTTCCAGCAAGTCGTTGCTTTACTTCGTAATCAACAATTTCATCTCTTTTCATTGATTCAAAGGCCTCTTTTGGAGAAAGATATGGTTTATTAATTTTCTTTTGCCAATTTAAAACTTCTTGATCATCATATTTAGGTTTACCATCTGTACCATCGTATTCTTTTTCCATGTCACTTATTTCCTGTTTTATGTTTTCTACTTTTTTTTCGTCCTCAACTTTTTTCTGTTTTTCTTCAAACTTTTGTTCAAAGTAAGTATCAGCTGCTTCTTTTGTCATGTATTGAGTTTCGTCTTTTAAATCTTCTTTTTCTTCAGGAGTGAATACTTCTTTAAGTCGTCCGATGGTTTCAGACGAATCTTTAACTTGAGTTTCAAGATCAGAGACTTTCTCATCTGATGCTTTACGAGCATTACGCTCTTCTTTTAAAGCAATATTAAGATTAGAAATTTGCTCTTTGTCTTTATTGACTTCAACTTCTTCAGGTTTAACCTCTGGTTTAACCTCCTCTTTTACTTCGGGTGAAGATTCATTTTCTTGTGGTTGGGAAGGAACCACTTCTTCTTTTACTTCCTCTTTAATTTCTGGTTTCATACTTTTTGTATAATTTAATTAACGACGTTTTGATAACTCTGTAGTCGCGAACCACCGACAGATGATTCAACAGAGAGTGTATATATAATTATTATTATCTATTAATATCATAAATTGATGTTTTTTTCTTTACATTTTTTCTTGTAGCTTTTCTAATTTCTTCCCTTCTTTTTTTATGTTCCTGTTCAGCTTTTTTTACATCATATTTTCCAAATGTAACAGTTGGATTATTTTTTTCTTTTGCTTTTTTTCTAGCAGCCCCTTCTTGCATATTTTTTAACTTTGCATCTGCCTTATTTATTGCACGATTTCTTGCTTTGTGTAAATAAGTAATTTTAGCATCACTTGTTTTTCCTTTACCACTTTTCCAAGCATCTAATATAATTTGTCTTGTTGTTTTTTTTGCCATATGTTTAATTTTAATTTATTATAATTGTTGTGGTTGTTGTGGTTGCACTTCTGGTTGAGATTCTTGAGATTGTTCTTGACCATATTGTTGCTCAGCAGAAATGTGTTCATCAAATAGTTGTTTATAATTATTATAAGCGTCTTGATTTTCTTGAATAAATGCCATGTGCAATTCAGTATGTTCAGGTGCCCATAACGCTTGTGGTGTCATTGGTGGTGCTTGTCCTGAAGCCATCTTCATATTTTCTTCATCAGCCAAATCTGCAGTATCTTCTGGACCTTCTCCACTTGTTCTATGTGATTCTTTTTGTTTAAGCATTTCTTCTTTAAACTGTTCTTCTTTTACTTTTTTCATTCTTTCTATAACATCACTTATGTTTGATACAGATAATTTTTCAAGAACTGTTTGTTGGTCAATAGCACCAGCCGCAAATAATTGTAATATTCTTTCCATTTTAGCTTCTTGTGTATATGCAATTTCTGGAACAATAACTACTTTAACATTGCTTGGTTTAACAACCAAAACATTTTCTGGTGGATTTTTAACATCACCAATATATGCAACCTCCTCATCATCTTCATTAATTTTTTCTGTTGTTATATTATAATCTGATATGATTTCTAAAATAAATTCGCCAACATCTGCTAACATTAATTCTAAATTTTCAATTGGTTCTGCAACTGTAGCTGCATCTGCAGATTGTAAGGCTTCAATGGCTTTACCAGACTGTAATGAACCAGGAGTTCTACCTAAACTAGCTTCTCTCATTCCACCCAATTCTTCAATCCATCTTTCTAAACCATCCATAAAAGTAAATGGAGTGGAAGGCAATGGTTGTAAATTCATTTGTGATGGAGGAGTAGAGCCTTTATAATAGATTTTCTCTGCATCACCATCTGTAATACTTGAAACTTCAACACCTTGTTTTACTAAAAACTTACCACCTAACATTCTCTGAACATATGATTCAACTTGTGAAGCTGTCTTATCTAAAGATTTGTTTAAAGAAATTAAATCTTTAATCCAAGCATCTCCATAAATAGCATTAGATGTTTTTTCTGGACTATATAAAAATAATGGAAATCTTCTATAGTTTGGTTCAAATATTCTTAATGTCTTTTTATCTGTACAAGTAATAACTCTTATCTTAACTTCTCCTTCTTCTATCCATTTCAACCATAATTCGTAAACTGTAACTGTATCTAAATCTTTATTTCCTTTGTTTGTACTCTTATCATATTTTTCACTCTCAAGCATTTCTTTATAATCAGAAGCCGCATTTTTATTATCTGCTACTACATTTTTAACCTTATATTTTTTTTCAATTGTTGTAATTGGTGGATTAGATGTTTTAATAAAAAAACGACAATCTTGTACACAAGTTGCACTAGGATCAAAAATTATATCAAAAGTATCATCAACCCAAAAATCCAGATAATCTTTACCATCTTTTTTTATAACACCTCCTTCAAGAATACCAACAGAATATTTCATTGCATTAACAATTTGATCTGTTAGTTTTTGTTTTATCTTCCTTGTTCTATAAACATTCTGAAGAAGTTTATTTTTTTGTTGAGCTTCTTTTAAATCTGCATCTTCAATTCCATCTGGATGAACCTCCCATCTTGGTTGATTTCTTTTAATAAAATTTTTAACTCCACGAATTTGTGCTCTAATTTTATTAACGGTTCTACGAATTTCTCCGTTACGTATTGGTAGTGTTTGAACTTTATTAGAAGTTTTATTATAAACAATCCAATGTTCACCTCTAGCATAACGTTCATTAATATACCAATCACGTTGTTGTTTAAGATACATTTTTGAAGAGTTGTCATATAAACTAACTATAAACTTAGATATATTACCATCTCCTTTTTTTAATTTTTCTGATTTTAAATCGTTTAGTTCCATAAAATTATTCGGCCTCGTTTATTATTGGCTTATCATCAGCTACAAAAATTGCAGCCTCTGATGGTGTTGGTGCTACTTCTTCAATTACTTTATCAAATTCTTCATTTACTTCTTTTTCTAATTCAAAATAAAAATTAGATGTAACTGGATGAAAAAGTGAAATTGCTTTATCATTAATCTTTTTCTCTGGAAAGACAAGTCTATATGTAGATTGATTTAATCTGGAAAAAACAGCAATATTTCCTAGATATAAACTATCATCTATAACTAATGATACGAAACCAACTAAGCCATCTTTTGGTATAATTTTTCTTACTTTGATTTTTGTAATTTTCATTTTATTTTTTCTTTAAATCTTTTAAAAGTTTTTCTGGTGGTACATCTTCTAATGAAATGAATTCATTTTCTGGTTGTTCAGGCATTGTTGTATCTTCATCAGGTGGTAGATAAGTATCATACTCATCTACGTTTTTTGAAATGATTGCCTTAACAACTTCTCTTAGTCTATCCTTTTCTGACTTGTCTCTCTTATTATTCATATATGCCAAAAAGAACATCGATCCGACAAAGAGTATAGTTATTATAATTATAAATAATATATTATCCATTTTGTTTTTCTGGTTTAACAGCAATTGCTGTGTCAGATGTTATTAATATTGATGCTGTATTAACCGCATTAACCACTTCTTGTCTTACAACTTTAAAAGGATCAACAATTCCCATCTTAAATAAATCACCATAAGCACCAGTTAAAGCATTGTATCCTTTCTTTGTTTCTAATACTTTGTTCATAACAGTATCACCATTTTCTCCAGCATTATCTACAATCTTTTTAATAGGTTCCTTTAAAGCATTATATACAACTTCTATTCCAGCAACAGTTTCTTTATTATCTGATGTTGGATTAAAATTAGAAGCTTTTAATAAAGCGACTCCACCACCTTCAACGATTCCTTCTTGAATAGCTGACTTGGTAGCATTTAAAGCATCTTCAATTCTATATTTAATTTCAGTCTGTCCTGTTTCAGATGCACCACCAATTTTAATATTAGCAATAGATCCTGTAAGGCGACCTAGTCTATCTTTTAATTTTGAAA